AATATATAATAAAATTAATAAAATAAAAGGCCGAGGCCGAAGCCCCGGTCTTTAATATAAATAGTGCTTATTGCATTAACATAAAGTTATTAGCACCTTGAGTAACTAAACATCTTTCAGTTAACATGTGAATTTGCATTGCGTCTAAAGCAGATGTAGCAGCTCCAACTGAACCAGTAGTCCAAGTCTTCATTTTTCTATCATCAGTTTGAGAAGCTCTGTAACGAACATGTAAGAAAGGACGTTTCAGGTTTTTTCCTAGCATTTGGTCATAAACTGTAGAAGTTCCAGCAGGAATAATAACCCCTCTAATTGCGTTAGCAGCTGAAGCTGCGTTAATACCACCTCTTGTAGCTAAATCATTTAAGTATCTAAAGTCAGACTTGTAGAAATCGTAAGATCCACGTCTGAAACCAGAGAAACCTAAGTTTAGTGCCATGTCTTCAGAGTTGTCAAATACCCCGTAAGAAGTACCACCAGCTCCATAAGAATTCATAGAAGCTAACATGTCATCCATTGCTAAGCTAGTAGCTCTGTTTACGAACATCATGTTTTCTTCAATAGCACCTTGTCTATCAAACTCAGCTAAGATAGCGTCAAATTCAGCTAAATCAGTAGCAGGGTTAACACCATTAACACCTGAAGTTAAGTTACCTCTAGAAGTAATAGCAGCAAACAAACCTTCAGTACCAGCATCTAAAGTTGCGTTTGTAGTAGAACCAGCTATAATTGTAGAACCTTGAACCTCAGAAGCAGCTAAAGCAAGCTCACCTTCTAACATTGCCATTTCAATATAGTCAGTAAATCTAGCTCTTGTATCAGCTTCAGCTTTTAAATACCACAAGTATCCAGAATCACCAGCTTCAGAAGCAACTTCAACCCAACCAATTCTAGCTGTATCAGAACCTGATACCTCGTAGTAATCTTTCATTATGATTGGTTTATTAGTGAACGACTGGAAAGCAGGTTCGTTAGCACCTCTTGTATCAGTAGTATTTGTAGTACCAGCAGCTGTTATGTACTGCATACCTTTACCGTATTCAGAACCATAAACTAATATAGTTGTTCCGTCAGCAGTCGTGTTAGCAGATAAAGCAGAAGATCCATAAGGAGCAACATCAAGTACAGCACCGTTAACAACTGTTACTAAACATTTGAAAATACCATCAGAGTTAGAAACAATAATAGTATCATTCACTCTAACACCGTGGTTAGCAGCTGTAAAACCTGCACTTCCATCAATATCATTTTCAATTGTAACCTGCGCGATATTAGTTACACCAGTACCAGTGTTAGCACCAGCAGTAGCTGAGTTAACGTTACCCGTGTAAGATAAATGTAATCTACCTTGCTCTGACCAAACAACTTGATCAGCAGTCATAGACTCTTCAGCCCCAACTTGAGATAAGAAACCTGAAATAGTTCTCGGTCCGAAAACCTCAGCTTCTTTTTCCATTAGGTCTGGTAAATATTGTTGCGCCCAGCCTTGTCCAGCTGTCGCAGTAAAATCGATATAGTTTGTAGATAATGCCACAGCTTCAGTAGCTGGAACACTATTCAACAAAGCACCGTTAGTAATTGCCATAATTTTTAATTTTTAATTATTTTTTAAATTTGTTATTTTTAATTTTAAACTTGAAATTAGAACTGTCATTATTTAATGCTCTCGCAGTAAAACCACTAGTATTCACGTTTTCACCGTGAGCTTGTCTAGGATCCATGCTTACATTTTTAGATTTAGCAATGCTATCTTTTAAAGCGTCAGCCTTGCCTTGTTCGTAAAAGTGATTAGCAATTTGATCTGGGTTCATAGCTGTAAAAAGCCCTTTATGATAACCCGCAGCATCATCCATTAAATTATCTTTAGTTAAAAACTTTTTAATAAAGTTATTAATGTCACTTTGGCTTTCTTTTATCTTATCAGTGTCTTTTATATTAAATCTAAACTTCTTTTCACCAACTTTATATTCAAAACCTTTGAACTTGTCGTTAAAAACATTATTTGATTTGTTTGAAAAAACTTCTGACTGTTTTTTACCAAAACTACTGCTTTGTTCGTATTCATCGTTGTACCTATTAAAGAACTCAACTGCTTTCTGCTGCTCTTCAGTGAGCTTGCTTCCAGCTTTGATATCTTCATAGTATTTGGATTTTACACTCTCCAAGTGTTGCCTTGCTTGAGCAACCTGCTCTTTCATGGCTAATTTTTTTCTTTTTATTTCTTTATCAGTATTTTCATCTTCATCATAAGCGAAAGTATCTTCCATCACAAATTCAACTTCCTCCTCTGATAAATGAGGTTTTGTAGACTTGTAATACTCTTTTAATAGAGCGTGATTGTCTAACTCTGAATAATCTTGATTTAGTGTAACATAATCATTTATGTCACCGCCAGTTTCTTGCATAAATTCAACTAGCTTTTGTATATTTTCAGGAAGAGGCTCGCTTGTTTTTTCAGATTCTGTTATTGCTTCTGTAGCTTCTTTAGCAGTTTCTTCTACTTCAACATTAGACTCTTCTTTTATTTCTTCTAGTACTGGTGTTTCTTGTGTTTCTGTTTTCGGTTGTACTTCTTCTTGTTTTTCTGTGGACTTGGCATTATCAAGCTCTGTAACCATTCCGCTGTCGTCAGCGTTATCTTTTTTAGTTTCATTTTCTTCTGGTTTTGTTGGTTTTGTTAAATCATCCTTAGTTACCGTTTTTTCTATGACCTCAGGTTTTGATGTCATTGTTGTTTTAACTTTAGTAACATTTCCTTTTGTTTCGTTACCATCTGGTTGTTTTTCTTTTTTAGCTTTTGCTTTTACTTTAATTTTACCAGTTTCGTTATCCACTACTGGGTCTTCTTTTTTTTCTGCCATAATATAATATAATAATAGTTAATAATTTTACCTAGGACCAAATTTTGACAAATCAATACCTCCCATTACATCATTACCTGATGACTCAAAGTTTTTAGGTGGTTTGTCGTTTTTTCTTTGATCTATCAACTCGCTTTGTTGAGTTGCTTGTATTTTTGTTCTTTTGTCTTTTCGATCTTCTTTTCCAGTTTCAACAGATTTTTTACCTTCAGTTTCAACACTTTTTAGTTGCATATTGTATTGGAACTCTATTTCCATTAATTGTTTTTTAACATCAGCTTCAGCTATTAACGCTTCTATTTCAAACTGTGATTTGGCTTCAGCTATAGATATAGCTGTTTGAGCTGCTTGTTGTTGTTTTTGTTGCTCTAGCTCAGCAGCAGCTTGTTGTTGTTGTATATTAGCATTAGCTTGCGCTTGCATGTTTTCTTGTTGAATTTTTTGATCTCTTTCAATTTTCTTTTTTCTTCTAATCTTTAAAAGTTGGTTTGCTAATTTAATATTTTTTATTTCTCTTAAATCAATAGCATCTTCTAGTTCTATATTGTTTTGACCAAGAGCCGCTTGTATATTGTTTTCAAGCATCGCTTTTTCTTCTTCATCTGGAGTTAACTCTATAGATATACCAAAATCATACAAATGTAATTGTGACATTTCAGTAAGCGTTGCTACATTATGAGCTCCTATAGCTTGTATAAACGCATCTTTTGTTGGTGAGTACTCAATAATATCTGATATTCTAAGAGATAAGCACTCGCAAACTTCTTTTGTTAAAAACAAACCACCTTTTAATATATGCCTAGTAGCGGTATTAGAATTTGCTGCTGCCATTTTTTGCACACCAACAAGCGCTTTTGGATCTGGGTTAGCTGCATCTCTTGCTTCATTAAGTCCAGTTACATCTCTAATCATCTGTAGGTAATAATTATAATTACCTATTAATGATTGAAGCTTAGCGCCACCGTTACCAGATTGTATTTCTTGAATTGGAACTTTACCAGGATTCATATCACCTTCTGACGTAAAGCTTCTTCCTATTACAGAACCAGTTTGAAAAAACATATTTAAAGCTTCTTGTGGATTATAGTTTGTGCCATTACCTAAATCTATCTCAGCTAAACCATCAGCATCTAAATAAACACCATCAGGAACCATACGTGACATCACTTGTTGTAGCTTTAAATGTGTTAATTGAATCATATCAGCAAAACCAGTAATTCTTTTTACTAAAGAATCAATACGACCCTCGTACATTCTAGGCGCTACAATAGCGTAGTTCATTTTAACTTTTGTAAAATCACTTTTTGGACGCATCATGTTTTTACTCATTTCCCACTTTAAAAGCTTTTTAGTTCCTAATACTAAAGCACCTTCGTATAAAGTTTCCATTTTTCTAGACTCTTTACTAAAGTTTTCAGTATCGTTAGGATTAAAACTATCATTTTTTTCAATAGCTTTTTCAGCTCCACTAGCTGTTTCTTTTAATTTATAAACCTCACTCATATAAGTTTTATAGTTAAAATAAAGTATATCTATTTTGTTTGCATCATAAGTGTTTTCATGATGTGTTCTTTTACCATAGCTATTATAATTTCTAGTACTTTTACTTTGATTTATTTCTTCTAAATCACTTTCTGATAAATGTGGGAATTGCTTTATAAGCTCATTGATAGGGATTGTTTTTATTTCACCAACATAGTATATGTCTTCAAAATAAGGAGATTCAGTATAAGAGTATACTAAATTTGCTGGATCAACGTAATCTATAGTTACGCCTTCAGAAGTATTAAAAGATGTTTTTACAGCGCCAATACCTAAAACAGTTAAATCGTAATAAAACCTTTTTTTAACGAGCTCATATCTATTTCCATCCATTAAAACATTTATAGCTTGTTCTTCTGCTATTTCTACAGCTTGTTTGTAATTTAGCTGCATATGCAAATCAAGTTCTTCTTGACTGTCTGGTAGTTGTTCTTTTTTGTTATTAAATAAATCTAAGCCAAAGTTTTTTTCTACCATTTCTTTTAAACTTTTAGACCTCATATCAGACATAACCTTATCCATATATTCAGTTCTTTTACTAACACCAAATGGATCTTGTGAATAAGCTTTAACATCGTAAGTTCTTTCTGCAATACCATTAACAACTATATCTACAAACTTAGATATTATTGGTACTGGTTTCCAGTCTAGATTAAGGTAGGATAAATCACCGTTTATAGATAACTCATCTTTATATTTTTGTATTGACTGTTCTCCTCTTGCGTACAGCCTTAAGTTATGAAAGTTATTTTTGCTTTGCGAGTATCTAGTTATTTTATTGTCTTGGTCAAACCACTCTCCTTCTATAGCTTGAGCAACTTTTAGCCCATACTCATAGCTTAATTTTTCAGCATCGCTAACAACTTGACTTGGAAAATTCCTCATATTATTCTTTAATTATTTTAGACGTACCACCTTTGTTAGAATACTTGGCAATATGTATATTTAATTTTGGTTTTTCTATTTTTGCATTTGGCGCATATAAATGCCTGTTGTTTGCCATTATAGCTAAACCAGAGCTTATAGTTGCATCATGCTTTGTTCTTCTATTTATATCAAATCTACTCCAATCGTTAAGCAATTCATTAAAGTATAAACTACCAAATCCACCATCACTATTCATACCTACGTGATCTTGTATATACATTTCAACTGCCGCCGCGTGAGCTTGTTTTATATCTTCACTTGAGTTAGGTATTCCACCTACTTCTTTTTCTGCTACAGATA